CTTATTGATATTAGAAAAGATGAAATTGAGTTATTAGCAACATTAAAAGCTAGTAGTCAAGAAAACATCAAAAGAATTATTAAAGAGTGTCGAGATACGCAAGACCCTTATTTAATAGTTTTGGCTAATCACATAGAGCGATTTTATATCGCTCAAATGGTTGAAGAATTAGACAAAGAACAATTTGAGAAAGAATTAGATGAAAAAGAAAGCACTGAAAGATCTAGCACTAGACATTAGAGCTAATAAAGTTTTTACATCATGGCAAGTACCTCAAAAACAATACTTGCCATTGATTTTTATGCCTATTGCTCTTGGTGGTTTTAAAAAAAGTTGGGTATTTTTTTATTCGTATTTTGAAAATCAAGTAAACCACCCAAGATCAGTAAGTGGTTATCCAATTTTTTCTACAGTTGGTGGTCTTAATAAAAAAGATATGTTGGAACTACATAAAATTTTATGCCATTTAGAAGAAAAAGAGAACGAGGCAATCAATGACTATTAAATATTATGTGTGGTCTCATAGTCCGTGAGTTCTTGTGCCAAATCTTCCATTTCCCAATCATTAATATTTTTATCTTTTATTTTTTCATAAAAATTTTTAACAGTTTTCATTATTTCAGTATTTTCATTATGGTCAATTTTATTTCTTAAATGCCATTTGCCAAGACAGGATAAATGATTTCTTAATTTTACAGTGAAATATACATAGGGGTCTTTTGATACTCTAATTTCTCTTTTACCTCTAGCACCATAATACGAACTTGTATAAAAATTATCTTTAATATATGGTTGTTTAAATTTTTTCATAAAATTTACTCCTTATAACAGGGTAGTCGAAAAGGATTTAACGACTACCCTTTTTGATAGTTTGTTTGAATATTACATTTGGCACTACCTAAGCCAGAGAGTTAAGCCAATACTCACAAGTCCAGTTCTTCAGCATTGCGGGATTACTGTATCGCCCTTTTTCTTGTTAATGTCTATCCAATTGGGTTCATGAACTTTAGGACACGTTATCATTAACAACTTTCAAACTAGAAAGTGTACATAAAACCTGCTCTTTGGTCTTTCTAGTTAAGGTTAGCATATTTTATACTCACGATGTTAATTCATCGAGACAGGTACATTTTTACAGCCGTTAGCCTGTATTGTCGACAGAGATTTTATATTTCCTAATTAAAGGATTGCTCTTATGACTTTTCATTGTCGGCAACTAACCTTAAACACCATATAAGCATTATAAAAAATAATACAAGTATATTCTTGCATTAAATCCCATTTAATATTATATAACTATTGTGATACTGTGAAAGTGTATAAAACCGACACCGACTAGCGTTCCGATAAGTGCTTTAAAAAGGGAGGTCAGTATCACAAAGAAAGAAGAGGTATTTTATGAAAGTAAAAGATTTTGTAAAATTATTACAACAAGAAAACCAAGAACTAGAAATTGTTTTTTGGAATGAACTAATGGATGATAATCATTGGGGTTGTATTTTAAGCACTGATGACGTTAACAAAAGAGAGTTATGTATTTGTCCTACTATTGAAGAGGGGGAATGGAGATATGATAAATAAAGAAAATATGACACCAATTCAAATGTTACAAACTGTTTCGGGTATTTGTAAGACGAATGGTAAGTTGGATTGGACAGATAGTGGTTTAAAGCCAGAAGCCGAGTTTAGATTTATTGCTAATATGATTGATAATTTTTTGCAATTTGATCACAATGAAAGTGAGGTTAAAAATGATTAGAAAATTATTTAGAATTTTTAGAAAGCCAAAACCAACTTTAATTTGGTTACATATAGAACAAAGACAATATTATGGTGTCATTGGTTGGTTAGCTAATGACAGAAAAACATTTGTTAAAGGTGAAGATAATTTTCACAGGTTAGGTATGAAGTGATATTTAATTGTTTTAACTGTGATAAGAAAATTCAATTTGAAAATTCAGATAATACTTATGAAGAATACGAGGTAGATGAAAATGGTAATAAGTATTGTTGGTATTGTTATAAGGAGATAGAAAATGAGTAATTGCTACGACATAGAAATTAAAATGAACTATTTTGATGAGTGCGATTCATATGAAGATATGCTTGAAAAGAAAAAAGAATTTTTTGATGAAGCTAAAGATATTATGAATTACTTTAACAAAATAGCAAGAAGCGAAAAAGTATACTTTAAACATAAAGAAAATGCTTTTGGCGATATTTATGAATACTTAAATGACCCAATTGGAAAGGAATAAAAATGGAATTAGATATTTATGATATAATATACCAAGACAAAGATGGTAACTTTTACACTTTTAAAGGTGATTGTAGTCATTTTCCTAGTGTATTTATTGATGATGAGGACATTGAAAAAATTAAAGATTTGAAAAAATATTTAAATGAGGAATAAAAATGAGTAAACAAAATTATGTAGCTTGGGCGTATAATACACCCACATTTGAAACTGCTGAATTATTTATGGAAGAAATTAATGATATGTTGAAAAAACATAATCTTAAATTGGATTACTATTTTGATGATGATCAGGAAGAGTGGGATTACAAAATAGTGATGGAAATAGAGAAAGGAGAATAAAATGAAAAGTTTAAGAGAATTAGAAAAAAAATATTATCCTATTTATTGGCGAATAGTTACAGATAATGAAGATGATATTGAAATAAAAGATAGGCAAGGAAAAGTTATTCCTAAAAACTCTAAAGTCTACGCTTTGGAAAGAGATTTTATTGAAGAAAAAATATCTAAAGAATTACAATTTAGTGGTGAAATTATTTGTATATAAAAAAGAAAGGAAAATAATATGCCAAAATTTACAATAATACAAACTTATAAAATGCAAGATATTTGGAAAAATGTTGAAGCAAAAAATAAGGAAGAAGCAGTTGATATCTGTATGGCTGGTAAAGATGTAGATGAAAACAATCCAGATTACACAAATGATATTATTGAAATTTACCAAGAAGAACTTCATTATGTGGGAGGAGAAAAATGAATAATAATGATGACGCTAATAAAATAAAAAAATTGTTAGGTTTGAATGGAGATGAATCAGATAGGTTCGGCTATTATAATGTAACAGATGTCCTTATTGCTTTGATGCATTTTTGCGATAGGGCAAGTAGCATGGAAGAAGATGTAGCTGAAGTGAATTGGGATTTTGATTCACACTTAATGGCAGCTCGTGAAGGTTATGAACAAAATAAAAAAGATGAGGGAGAAAGTTATGCATATAGATAAATTTGTAATTAACAACATTGGTACAAAATGGACTAATGGTAAAAATAAAAAAAATCAGTTGCTGTGTAAACTTGAGGGTAATGATGGCATTGATTTGAAAAAGTTAGTGCCTTTACTTGAACAATGGCATGAAACTATTAATGGTGAATGGGCAACAAGAGACATTGAGTTAACAATAAATGTCAAAGAAAATGAAAGGGATTAGATGTTTATAATTTTTTTCGGTAATTGGTTAAGTTTAATTTTACTTATTCTAATTTATTGTTTGTATCGATGACTTCATATTCAGCATTAACAATATTATTATCCCGTATCTCTTTTAACTTTGATTCAAGTTCTTTCCTGGTCATGTTATCAAGAGATGCGGTTACTACCTCTTTTCTATCAACATAAAACCCCGCTAACTGACCTCTTCTATATTCAGCAACAACAGCTGGTCCAATCTGTCCATTTTCAACAGCTTTTTCTCTTAACCTAGCCAATTCTCTTGAATGTCTCACAACATCTACTTTTGTAGCTTCTGCATATTCTCTTTGTAAATTTTCAATTGCCTCAACTACTTTAGGATAATATTTAGGATTACGAAGATTACAAGCTGCTGCGGTTGCACTTTTTTCTGAATATCCGGCTTGTTTTGCACATTCAGTAGGTGTTAATCTACCATTTTCTGCACAAAAGATCTCAACAAAAGCTTTTTGTTTAGGACTTAAACCATCTCTTATTTTTGGCATAATATCCTAATTATATGTATTTTTTTTAAAAGGTATAGTTATATTTTACCCTACTTATTTATTAAAATCTTAATATGGTTTTAAATATCCCAATAGTGTAACATATATTAAATGTTGGTGTTACATAGATGTTACATAAAAAGATAATAAATTCAATAATTTAGTGTATTGTAACACTGTAACGTGTGTAACAGGGGGGTAATGAGTAATTTAAAATTGGTTAGGGCTAAAATAATCTATACTTATTAAAAAAGGGAGGTGGTCAATCCTCCCTTTGCACACATTGATGATTTAACAGAGACATTACGTTTTTTGGGATTCGAGGCCCTGAACCATCTACGTCTGAGACACGACTTGTGTGTTTAGCCATCGGAATTTCCCTCTATCCCAACTCTAAAAGGGTGGCTCACCCTTAAACTGTTTAACTTTACTTGGCATAAATTTTGTAGTTTTTAAATCCTTCATCTCCTTGTACGTCAAGTGGCGGACCGTAGTAGATTGTAGGACTACCTGCGCCGTCGTCCCAAGACTGGTGGTAGTGTAAGCTCTCCTTTGTTTCGCCAGACGAGTTACATACTTTGCATTGTGTAATTGCTTCTTCACATTCGAATCTAATTTTGACATATCCATTACCCTTGCAATTGTAACAAATCACTCAACAACTGCTCCATGGTTCGTGATACGTAAATAATAATTCGTGCCATAACGCTTCTTTATTATATCTTCAAGACGGTGGTATTTATAACGATCTAACAATTCTTCCCTGGTCCGTGGATCACGCATCACTTTACTCCTAACGTCATCAAATTCATCAGTTAAACGTAACTTTAAAGATCTAGAAATAACCATTTGCTTCCCTTATTTCTTTCCAAGCCGGTATCCAATCTTTAAAATACTCATTAAATAAGTCATCTTCAACAAAACCACCAATCATATACAACAAAACAAGAGGATCGTCATGCCAATCATTTTTACCTGTAAAAATAACATTATCAGATTTAATTCTAAATTTTTTACCAATTAAGGAACGGTACTCATCAAAAGTTCTTTTTTTATTCTCTAGTCTGAGACATTTAAAAATATTTCTTTTGCCAACTAATAGCACATTAAAATATAAAAATTCACTTTCTGCATAATCACGAAAACCAAACCAACTTTTAAAAGGTAAAACCATTACTTTTCTTTGATTTTTTTTAGCCACAATTATTTACCATTAAGCAGTTTATTTAATTTTTTTTCTTTTTTCTTAGCAATTTTTTTTCGTAATTCATCAGCTTCACGTTTAATCGCTTTATTACTTATTTTATCCATTTGTTCATTTATCCATGGCAACCACCTCTCTGCCTGATGTTTATTAAAACAAATTTCTTTAAATGAAACTATTTCATTTTCTAATTCGTGAAATTTAAATAAACGTAAATAACGATACTCAGGATTTGTATTTATGACATGTAATAAATCGTCACAAAGCTCTATCGTATCTTCGTCTAAAAATTCTTGGTATGTATATTTTTTTGCAACTTCTCTTATGGCGCTATCTAATTGATCATAATCAGTTACATTTCTGCCTTCAATGGACTCCATTATTTCTCCTATCTTTATTTCTAAAATTGTAACATTTAATACAACGCCACAATTCATAATTAATTTTATCTTGGATCATATTATCACAAAGATATTTTCTAGAACAGTCTTTACAAACCTCATGTGTGTATAATCTGCCATATTTTGCCTTATACTTAAATTTTGGTAGTATAGACTCCTTTCTCATCTCTCCCCCTTTTAGGAGAAGAACTTTGGATCGTGCATTTCGAGTAATTTAACAATGGCTTTGTTACCCTCTTCGAGTATTTTTTCCCATTCTTTTAAACTGTAACTGCAATTATATTGTGGATCGTAAAATTTTACAGATACCCGTTTACAATCAAAACACTCATTCACTTTGCGTATTGGACTATCTGGTAGTTTCACTTAATCCGCCAATCCGTTCTCCTCTTTCTTTCTTTCTTTAAATTTCATATGCTCTTTATCAACAAGTTTTCTAATAAAATTGTTAATGCTCATATAATCCTCTTTTGCAATTTTACGTATCTTATCATACGTTTCTTTGTGAATTGCAACACTTTTGTATTTTTCTATATTCATATGTGTAATATATGGGATATTATATAAATAGTCAAATATCTTTTCTGATATCTTCAATGCATTGTACCTTAAAAGTAAAATATTTATTCATGTCAAATTTCATAAATTTTCTGCCCATTTCCTGACATATTTGTAATTTTTCAAACTTTTGCTGATAGACCATTTGATTTCCTGTATAAACCCATGCTTCTCCATTAAAACCCCATAAACTAACCACCAGAATGAACGTCTTTATCATACTCCTTGATAGTACCCCAACTTTCACCAATTTCAACATCTACTTTACATTTGACCTTGAGCGACACACAATTTTCCATTATGGTTTTTATAACCGAATACTGATCGGGATTTTCAACAGAGAGATTCAATTCATCATGAACCTGGATATGAGGAAGAAACCCTTCCTCGTGGAGATCTATCATAGCTTGTTTAGTTTGATCGGCTGCCGATCCTTGTATTAATTTATTTAATGCTTTGTAAGTGAATGCACGTCTAATATTTTTACCGTAATCACGCATGGCTTCAACATGTGGTAATGGTTTATTTATGCCAAATAAATTTGGCTCCCATAAATCAAAACGACACTTGCGACCAAGTAAAGTTCTGATAAAACCTACATCTTGAGCTCTAGCTGAAACTTTGTCGGCTAACTCTTTTACAAAAGGTACACGTTTGTGATACTGCTTCCAAAGATCTGCAGTGTCTTCTTCATCTAATCCTAATTCTGATCCAAGTTTACCTTTGCCCATGCCATACATCATTCCAAGATTTATAGTTTTTGCTGTTTTACGATCAATACCCGCCATATCAGCTACAACTTGATGAAAGTCTGCATCATCGTTTTCATATGCATCAATAACTTGATCACTGCCAGGTAAACCACCATTCGTTAACTGTGCAAAGTGTACCGTGATACGTGGTTCTTGTTGCGAGTAATCAAAAGTTCCCCACTTGCAACCATCTTCAGGGATAAATAAACTTCTTATTTTAGGACCAATAACATTATTTCTTGCAGGTATTTGCTGTAAGTTTGGATTACTATAACTGAATCTGCCGGTTACAGTTCCTCCTTGGTCAGACCGCATTTGGTGGATCTCTGCGTGTATCCTCCCTCGGTGCGTATGCTTGAGGATAGTATCAATAAAGGTGGTTCTCGCTTTATTAATCTCACGAGCTTCAACAACCATTTTAGCAAGAGGACTAGGGTGAGTTGTAAGAAAATTTTTATCAAACTTAGGTTGACCAGATTTTTCAGTACGCTCGTATTTAATTTTTTTTGCATCAAAAGCTTTCGCAACAGAAGCTGCAGCCCATATATCCACTGCGACCCCTGTATCTTTAAGGATTTCATTAAGTATTTCTTTTTCTCGTTTAGCAAAAAAGTTTTTTGTTTTCTCTGCTTGATCCAGGTCAATACGTACCCCCTTCTTTTTCATTTCAAACAGTATAGGAAAAAGTCTCGTTTCTAAATCAAAAATACTATTTAGATCTTGCTTTGTTAGTTCTGTTTTAAAATACTGCCATAATTTTAAAGTTAGATCTGTATCTTTTTCAGCGTAAGGGCCAACATACATTGGTGGTAGTTTCCACATCTCACCTTTTGCATCAACACCCCAACTCTTTGCCGCTTCATATAATAAAGTTTCGTTTTTACTTTCACCTAAATAATGTTTACCCAACTCATTTAATGAATACTTAAATCTATTTTCATCAATGATAGGTGCCGCAATCATTGTGTCAATAATACGACCATGAACTTTAAGACCCATGGAGTGTAGCCACCCGACATCATACATGGCGTTATGAAAAATTTTATCGCAAGGTAATTCTAAAATTTTTTTCAATTGCCCTGTAAAAATTTTAACATCAAAATTACCACCTCCTTCATGTGCTATTGGAAAATAACCAGACCAACCTTCCACTGATAATGCAACGCCAGCTACAAAACCTTTTTTGACAGGCCAGCCAGGGCCAATGCCTGTATTTAATCCAATATCATTAGTCTCCAAATCAATAGCTATCTCTTTTGCTTGACTTAAATCAGGAATATTTTGTGGTGGTGTCCACTCACTTGGTGGTTGAAACATAGGTATCTGAGTCATTTTTTTGACCTTTCTCTTTTGTTTTTTCGTTTTGTCATATTTTGATATGCTTTCTTCCAATCTTTAATCACGCCAAGCTTTACTAAATGTTTTGCCGCTTTTAAGTTTAAATCATCAAACCAATCTGGTTCTTTTTTCACAGGAACACCTCTCTAAACTCTCTATTTGTTTTTGATCTAACGATGTATAAACTTTGCTTTGCTCTTGTAAGAGCTACATAAAAAACTCTTCGCTCATCATCTTTATCTCTCCAATAAGATTCATCTGCCTTACGAGATAGATCTGAAAGTATCATTACATTATCTGCTTCACCACCTTTGCTACCATGCACTGTGGAGAGCGTGATGCGTGGTACGGGATGAAAGCTACCTTCTCTTCGTATCACGTCAGATACATAAGCTTTCTTGTATTCTGGTACTTTATCTAGAGCCTCGTGCCATGAATATTCTTTCGGCACTCGTAAACCATTACTCCTTTTTAATTGTTCGTAAGTAAACGTTGCATCTTGATCAACACCAACCAAACCTTTGTAACCTTTCTCGACTCCAGTATTTGCATTCATGTAATAGTAAACATCTTTTAAAGTATCATGGTCAATAAAACTTCCTTGCTGTAACATGCGCCAGCCATTGATAGCGTTTATTAATCGTTTACCAATAGAACTTTTACCTGCACGGTGATAATAATAACCTAATAATTTCAAATCATCTTCTACCTGGTCTAAAAAATAATTGGTCCTACCAAGTATTAACCAATTACCAGACTTTAGATGATCAAAGTTTCTTCTTGGTAAATGCACAATTGTGCCTTCTTCTTGTTTCGGGGACCATTGTTTTTGCACCCTGTTTTTAACACGATTAATTAAGTTTATTGCACGTTGCTGAATTTTAAGTGGTAATCGATAAGACTTATCTAATATAATTCTTTTACCTTCTTTATTTAAAAGATACTCACTTCTTGCACCTGCCCATTGAAATATGGCTTGGTCATCATCACCTGCAATGTAGACACGTTTAGCTTTTTCTGCAAGTTTATCAACCATTTGCCATTGTATAAATGATAGATCTTGCGCCTCATCTACAATAAGAACATCGAGCCTTGGTGCGATATCCTCTTTTAAAAACTCTACAATCATGTCAGTAAAATCGTATTTAAATTTACGCATAGACCCGAACTTATAATCATGTAACGTTTCACTAATTAATTTTAACTTGGGCCAACCGCCCTGCATATGTCCACTTTTTAAAAACTGATCGTATAATTTAACACCGTTTATTTTTGCCATGTCCATTACTTTCATAAAAATATCGTTAGGTGAGGACACACCATAACCTAATACTTCACCATTAGGGTTTGTTAATTTTACTTGCAATTGTTGAGATACAAAACGATAGTCTTCATCATTCATTACATCTGATTCTGATAAACCAAGAGCAAGAAAAGCTAAGCTGTGTAAAGTTCTAAAATATTTAAAATCTTTTACATCTTGTTTAGGAAAGTCACGAAGAGCTCTAGTTAACGCTTCTTTTGCAGCTTTTTGTGTAAAAGCAAAGTAACCAATTTTATCTGGCGCTGTGTTTTTTAATTCTTTAGCTACAACTTCATTTAACAAGTAAGTAGTTTTACCTGTGCCTGGAGGACCGAAAATTAAATTTATCATTAGAATGGTGTCTCTTCTTCTAAGTTTGGTTTTGGATGTAAATACTGATCTTTATCCATTTGTGCAAATATTTTTGGAACATACCATACTCTACGAACTTTA